GATGTCCTCCAGCGCATCCTCGTCCTCAGTCAGACGAAGAGCCTCAGACACCTGGGCACGCAGAGCGTCATCCTTGATGTCCTCCAGCGTGAAGGTGTCGATGTGGGCCGCTGCCTCGTTGAAGGCCGTGCGGAGTTCGTCGCGGTGTTCCTCGTCGATGGACTCGAGGAAGCTCTCGACCTGTGCCGATTCGGTCACCGTCGGGAAGGCGTTCTTCGAGGCGGGATTGTCGACCACGTCGTAGGTCTTTAGGACGTAGTCCTTCTGGACCTCGTCGATCCCCTCGACGGTGACGACGGAACCGCGACCACGACTAGACACGCCCAGCTCGCAACCGGCCTTCGCCAGCGCCTTGAGGATGTCTCCCATGGGAGTCGGCAACGGCTCAAGCGAGCCGAGAACTTCACCATCCTCGGTGATCGACAGTTCGGTGACGATGTGACTGACTCGCTTGAGCGAGGTCTTCCCGTCGGCGGGGTGATCCAGCTCACCGAAGAGACGACGCTTGCCCATCGACTCCTTGAGCCGATCGAAGTTGGGCTGCATCACCTTCTCGGAGTACAGCCGCTTGTTCGATGTGGGCTCGCTGCAATGGCCGAACGCACCCTTGATCAGGACTCGGCCCGTACTCTCCTCCAGGGAGAGACGGACAGGGTAGACATCAATGAGTTCCTGGAGATGCGGTGCGGTCATGTCGTGTCGTTCCTCGCTGAGATCTGGTCAGCCCTTCTTCCAGCGGAAGGAGCCTTTGAATGGCGTTTTGCTGATCGGGGAACGACCTTTGCGCTTGCCCTCGGGAGAGACCTTCCGTGCGGTCTTGTTCTTCCTCCCAGGGATCTTCGGGTCGTAGCCGATTAGCTCCAGCCTCCCACTCCGGTAGGCGGTCCGACGCTTCCTTGGAGCCTCGTCCAAGGGAGCGCCGGGCCTACCGTTCAGTCGTTTCCCTGGTCGTCGTCCTCTTCACCGGCCGGGACCATCTCGTAGCTCTCGAAGACCGTCAGCGCCTCATCGACGACCTGACCGAACTTCTGGAGTCGGGAGATGTGACCAGCGAGGTCCAGCTCACTTTCGACGAGGTTGTCGCAGGCTCCCGCCATGCTCTCCATACCCTCGGTCAGAGCCTCCGAGATGGGCCAGTCCTCGTCGTTGCCGTGATCCTCGAAGAAGATCGCCAGCGTGTCCATGGCGCGAGCCAACCGCTCGTAGCCCTCAGCGATCTGGGCAGCATGGCCATCCAGATCTCCGACGACCGGTGCGACCTCGGACTCACCGATGAGAGCGCGGATGCGGTCGATGGCGGAACCACCGGACTCATCCGACTCGGCGCGGGCACGGCGCTTCGCATGGCGACCGATCTGAGCCCGGTGGGTCTTGCGGTACTTGCGCTGCTTCATGTTCGAGGCACCACGGGTCCTGCGTCGCTCCATGGACGCCTTCCGACGCTCGGCACGAGGAATGAGCTTCTGGCGCACGTTCTTGAGCGAGCCGCCGACGAGCTTGCGGATGACCCGCGTTTGCTCCTCGAGCTGGTCGTCACCCTCGGTGATGGTTTCGGCGAGTTCCGCGCTCTTCGAGGTGACGAGGTCGAGAATCGACTCCTTGAGGTCGGCCTCGAACTGAGTGATGCCGCCGTCATCCTCCGTGTAGTCGATCTCGTCGTCATTGATCTCGGCGCGGACATCCGCGTAGACCGCTTCGACGATGGTCGTGACCTGCTCGTCGGTGAGGGTCGGAGCCTCGGACTCTTCCGCAGCGGCGGCGGCAGCGACCGCAGCAGCATCGACGGGGGTGGCAGGCGTCTCGACGGATTCGGTCATTCCCGCAAGTGAGAGGTCAATTCCACCCAGACCCAGTGCGTCGAGGTCCTCGGTGAGCGGGCGAACGGTTCGCTGTGGCGTAGTCATGTCTGGCTCCTGGAAGCGGTCGCGAGATCACTCGCGTAGGTGAAGGCCAAGGTGAAGTCCTCAAGGCCGTCAGCCAAAAGGTCATGGAATCTTGCCAGACGAGCCAGAGCCCCACCAGCAGCTTCCTCGCCCAAGATAGCGCGTCCGTCCCCTACAAGGAAGGCCGAGCTGGACTGGAGCGAGGTAAGGAACCCACGGATGTTGCTCTCGATCAGCCCATTGGCGGCATCGAGATACCCAGTGGGGGCAGCGATTGCCTCGTCGATCAAGGCACCAGCCTTATTGGCCAGCTCCTCGTATTTGTCGAGCACAGCACCCAGAGACTCGACCACGTCGGTGCGATATCGCTCTGGGTCGTCAGGGGCGTGCTTCGAGGCGAGGACCCGGAAACGTGTGTCAGGAAGCCCTGCGACGATCTCGGTCAACCGGCCATGTAGATGGGCTCGGATGTCGCGTTCATGCTCCGTGTAAACCTCAGACCACGAAGCACGTGATCGTCGGCTGTTCAGTCGGCGCATCATCCCGTCGACTGAGAGGGCATTCCCCTTGCTCACCGCCTCGTCGAGCTGGCGCAATCGATTTCGCTGGGAGGAGAGTTCATCACCTTGAGCCATAGAGGCGGCGATGGAACGGGCCTCGTCAAGTGCTTGAACACGGGCGGGAGTCATGTCGACTTCATACCACAGAGGGAATTTGGAAGCACCACTACGAACCGGACCGCTTGCGGAAGACTGGTCGGATGACTTCTGCCTCTTCACCTTCTGTCAGGTCTAGACGACGAGCACGGCGGGCCTTCATCGCACGATCAAGAGCGTCGAGACGACTCTCAGCCGTGTTCTTCTTGATGGGCTTTGCCTTCCCCTTCTTCGGGTTCGGTCGCTTGTCGCCAGTCCCTTTCTCCTTCGAGGACTCACCCGATTCGGCAGAAGGCGGCTTCGGCTTTGCCACAGGAGGTGGGGTAGCTCCACCCTCCTCATCAGGCATGGAACCGTCAGGGTTCAGCCCAAGCATCTCACTCTGCTGCTTCTGGATCTCTGTCTGATGCATTGCATCGTCTTCGGTGTCGTCCTTCTTCGCCTGCTTCATGTCTTCGATCTCGTCAACAGAGAAGTCGAAGATGTTCGCCAGGATCCAGTTCTTGTCGACGAAGGGCTCCATACGGGTAGCGAGGTCAGCTTGCGCGTTCCGCACTTCAATCTGGGCCAACTCAAAGATCGAGCTGGGAGATGCCATGTGGATGTCCCACTCCACCGACGACGGGTCGATGCCCAGAGCGGAGAGGTGAACCCTCATCACTTTGCGGAGACCGTTCTTCATCTCGCGCTGGATGCGGAGGATGGTCTTCGCAAATCGCACGTCTTGAGACGACAGCGAAGCTCGAGCCTCATCGCCAGCGTCAGACATGCCGATGTAGGCGGCAGGGATCTTGATGGCAGCGAGGATCTTCTGGCGGAAGTACTTGATGTCCTCCATGGACTGCCAGTCAGCTCCACTCAGGATGTCGATTCGTGTGGACTCCTTGCCTCCACGGGTAGGCACCCAGAAGTCCTCATCCTGGGCGAGGGGGTTGACCTTGAACTCGAGCTTGCCCTGAGCGTTGACGTACTTCTTCTTTTTGTGTCCACGACGAACGTCGTTGACGTAGGAGAGCGCCTGCTTCGGGTTCAGATCCCCGGTGTCGATGTAGTAGACGTACCGAGCGGGAGCCCGTGTCAGCTTGTAGAGCATCGCAGCGTCTTCGAGCAGTACGAGACGGCGAAAGACCCAACGGGCCGATTCAAGTACCGAGTGGCCGTAAATGGAACGCATCCACTTACCGCGAAGACGCCAATGGATCACTTCCCAGTCCTCGAACGGGACGATGTGTCGACCGGCCTCAGTAGCCTGGCCCAACTTCATCGCTCCCGATGCATCGAGGCTTACCGCGTCCTTGTTCAGGCGACCATCACCGTCGAGGAGCTTCTTGAACTCCTCGGGTGACATCCCCTTACCGGACGGGTCCTGGATGAATCCCATGAGACCGTTCTTGTAGTCCTCCATGCGCCGCACGGTGGCCGGAGGCATGAAGGCGAGTCCGATGACTCCCTTCCCCTCCGACACCAGCAGTTCGGCGTAGGCATTTCCGTACTTCGACAGCGTCCGAAAGATGCCCCAGAGATCTTCCTCGATACGGAGGGTCTGGTGGAGCAGCTCGGTGCCGATCGCTTTGACCCGCTCGTCTTCGGACGTGATCCAGACTGACTTGTTCCGAAGAACATCCTCCTGAGATGCGTCATCCGCGTAGATGTCGAGCGCAGTGTGTAGCTCGGGGAAGTCGTCCATCTCCTCGTAGTCGAGGAAGCGGGTCATGAGGTCGTTCTCGATGACCAAGTGGTCCGAGAGCCCCGCATACCCGTGGGCGTCGAACATGTTCCACGCTTGAGACGATCTGTCGTTCGTCGGACGGGAGGCACGGCGGATCTCTGCCGCTGCACGCTCCTTGTCCGTGTCGAGCATGTCCCGGACCTTCTTGCCGGAATCCCCGGAGAAGCCTTCTCGGATGTCGTTGATTCGGTCTCGGATCCAGCTCATTGATCAACCCGAGATGAAAGGCATGGGGACGTTTTGATGACCACCGGAGCCGACAGGCTTCTTGTTTCCATCGAGGACCCACGACGCATCATCATCCTCCACGCCAGGACCAGCCTGCGGCAACATCGGAAGCGGTGCTCGACCTGCGTGCCGCTTGAGTCCTTCTATGACTCCGGCCACAGCATCCGCCACATCCTTCGATCCGGCAAGTGGATGGTCCACCTTGCCCTTGAACGCATCATACTCCAGAGCCATGCACTCCTCAATGAAGGGCTGATAGTGGTAGACCTTCAACCGATCTTCGTAGAATGCCTGGCGTAGCGCGTTGTACCCGTCGGACGTTCGGTCCAGCGAGATGACCTCAGAGGTCACGCCTCGAGCCTTCATCTGCTGGATCATCTCCGCACTCTGGAAGGAGTCGCAGGAGAAGCTATTGACCGGGAATCCATGCTCCTGGAATGCATAGACCATCGCACGGATGTCGGGCAGGAAGATCTGTTCGCCAGCCGGTGGCCTCACGCGGAGCATGAAGTCGATCTGAACCTCGGGAGCGATGTCCGAATACTTCTCGCCGGTCGGGTCGCGCCTGATGACGGATTTCCACCGGACGATGTGTCCCATGGCAATACCCAGTGAGTCACCGGACAGCGCCACGTCGATGTGCAGATGGCGGTGGGCATTGGGTCGGGTCTTCGGTTCCCATACCAGTTCCTCGTATCCACCCTTGACCTTGCGCTTCTTCGCCTCGCAGATGTCTCCCCAACGGAAGTCACCAGGCTCACCATAGGTCCAGTCGTGGATGGTGAACGGGTGCTTGAGCGTCTCATCGGAGGCGTCGTAGATCTTCTCCTGTCGAATGATGAACTGGCTGATCGCCTCTACCGAAACACCAGCGACATCCCGCAGAGAACCATTGAGGTCGTTGTCGAAATCCTCTCGGTATTCCTCGGGGACTTTGACGATGTAGCTGCCAGTCTCCTTGAGGAAGATCTCCGACGGCATGTCGTCGTCCACCAGGATTTTCGACCGAGCCGTGGTGCCTCCGACCAGGACGTTGAACCACTTTCCGCTGAACGATGCCTTCGGCTTCACGTGCCAGGTGGCGTAGTCGAGCACGAACACCGACGGGTCGATCCGAGACTCTCGGACGCGCCTCTCTGTGAAGCTGTTCTTCACTGTCTTCGACGAGATGAGACAGAGCTTGCCTGGCAGCTTGCCGGTATGAGAGAAGCGCGACTTGATGCGACGGACGAGCGTCCTGTAGAGCTTGTCGGCCTTGTCGAATGCGGCAAGGTCCTTCCGACCCTCGGTGGTGCCCAGCTTCGCGGCCTTGTTCTTGCCGAGAAAGTTCACCTCATCGACGGCAGCTCCGAATAGGTTGGAGCCCAAGATGCGGTCGGTCGACCCGATGGAGGCCACGAACATGATGACGTTCTTCGGGAACACGTCTTCATAGGCCCGCTCCTTCCACGGGAACATCTCCTGGAAGTAGGGCGACAGACGTAGTGGCTCGATGACCTTCTGACGGAGGACCTTGCGAGTCTGCTCAAGGTTCTTCGAGATGAGAGCGAAATGGATTTCGCTGCCGGGGCTCAGGCCGAATGTCCGCTGAGGGTCTCGAAGGCATGAGATCTCGTAGAGCGTTCGAGCCACGATGAACGATGCGGCAGTGGACTTACCCCAGCCGATGGAACCGGCGAGGATGATCTCGCTGTAGTTCCCGTCGTCGAAGATCGAAATCAGGTCCTCTCGCAGCTTCGGGTAGAGCGACTTCCCAGGGATCCCCATGTAGTAGTCGTCGGTGAGGAACTGCCTCATCGAGACTGGTGCGCGCTCCCAGTGGGAGGCATGCAGAAGGGAGAGGAGCTGGTCTTCCCCATCCTCCATCTCGCCGAGGATAGCTAGAACCGTCTTCTGTTCATCTGCCGACAGATCAGCGAACTGCTGCTGCGCGATGGACTCAAGCTCGTGGACCGTGCGAACTGAGTTGGCACGTCCTTCGGTGAACTCGATCATCGGTTATCCAGTGGCCGTCTTCACAGGCACCGTCGCTTCAACCTTCTTTGCCTCTGCGGCCTCAAGCAAGCTCGAGACGACGTTGAGCACGCGGTTTCGCTTCCCGGGGTTCTCAAGCACCTGTGCGACGCGCTCACCGTATCTGGAGCGAACGTCATGCTTGAAGGTCGGGTCACCACGTCGATCGGCGTCACCACCGGAAGCGAGTCCCAAGGACTGCTTGATGGTCATCGAAGTGCGGAGAAGTTCTCCGGCGATACGGACCTCATTGCCCAGGCTCTTGTTGAGGATCTTGAGCTTCGACTCCAGTTCGTGGCCCATGACCACGCGGTTCTTCTGGATGGCGAAGATGGCGGCAAGTTCTTGAAGCTCGTCGAGACCAGAGTTGACCTCATCCTTTGCCTCAGCAACGAACTGAGGCTCCCTCGTAGCGATTAGCTCACGAGCGGACAGCGTCCGACGGTACGCACAGAGGGTCGCTGCGAGACTCCTCACGGGGATGTCTGTGTAGTCACCCTGTTCGTGCATCCATCGAGCTACGCGAGTCGGAGTCACACCAGCGAGAATGCGGTGCTTTGCCTCCGGGAAGCTAGCGAAGCCGTGGAGCTTGCCAAACGTCCCTGAACGCTTCTCGAATCTCGTGTCGGACATCTATCTCGTCTCCATCGTCTGGGTCGCCGTGGTTCAACATACCACGGACTGCGATGAGCTGCGAAATCGATTTCATCCGGCGAAGTTGAACGCACTCCACGCGGCGAGGAATCCCGCCAAGGCTGTGACGGCAGGGACGATGATGTGCTTGTACCGGAGCCTTGTGACCTCCAGCCCTTGAACGTCGAGGCGATCCTGTCTGTCCAGCTCCCTCTGTTTCAGGTCGTTGGCGCGCTTCTCCTCGGTCGCCATCTTCCCAATAGCCATCGAGCCAACCTCCATGATGGGCTTCCAGGCGTCGAGAATCTTCGCGGTGACTTCCTCAGCCGCCTTCGACTGCTCTTTCGCCTCGATCATCTCACGAACGACAGACAGGAGCGCGTCTTCAGTGCCGATTGCCTCAATGTGTCCTGCTAGGCGTTCGGCCTCAGCCGGATGATGTGTACGCACACGCTCAAGGGCAACTGCAACTTCCGACGGCTTCAAGCGGGACATTAGCTCTCCTTGGTCGTAGAGAGCCTAGCCAGGCAACGCCTCCGTAATAGCGGTCGTGGCCCCAACGAGACTCATGGCTGTGGCAAGAATACCGACAATACGACCGGCTGGCGATCGTAGAGGGCTGTACGTCTCTAACCACCCGCCAACATGGACGAATGACGACGGCCTTTCGCCTGGACTCGGTGAATCCTGAGTAATCTCGTCAGCTTTCGACACGAAGCTCACTTTTTCTTCGCCAGCGTGGATCTTCAGGAGTGCAGCTTCCCATTGAGCATGGCCAGGGAACGACGAGATGTTCATGCCGACGACCTCTCCAGGCTTGAGACCCACGGCCTCAAGAAGTCCACCTTCTGAAATGAGAACCTCGCCCTCAAGATCAGTCGCCCAGATAGCGACAGCACATTGGTCTACGACACGAACGAGTAGGGAGTGTCGCTGGAGCTGCTTTGAGAGAGCGTCTCTGTCGTGGTTCATTGTGGCTCCATCTGGATGGACTCCAGCCCGGGCAGTATATCCATGGACTGCCCAAATTCAGGACTATTGGACGAAAAGGCTTGCACTCACTTGTTCTTTGCGACCCAGTCGCTCATCAAGTTCCCAAACACCTTGTCGGCCTGCAAACCATTCTTCTTCACGATCGAGATGAGCGCCTCTGCGGCCTTCCAATCCGAAGCCTCCATCGTCAGATGAAGATGCTTCTTCCCGCCGAACGTGAACCACATGAAGTTCGAGTCGAGCGTGTCGCCGTACTCGTTGAAGATCTTGTTGAGCACGTTCGAGAGGTCGTCGACTGTCTTGACCTCCTTCGCGACCTTGTCGAACTCCTCAAGAGCCTTCTGCTTCTTCGCGTCATCACCGCCAGCACCGTCGAGAGCGGACTCGAGCTGCTTCCTAACGTCCTTTGTCATCAGGTGCCAGGCATCGTCGTCTGTCACAGCCATATGGCGCTGCATGTCGTCTGCGGAGTGCCTGTCGGCCAGGTCGTTGTAGAGCGCCATGAACTTCGCAGGATTGATGCTCCCCTTGAGCGAGTTGAGCCTCATGGTGACGAACTTCTGAAGGTCCTCGTCCTGCCACTTCTCATCGATCAGGACCAGAGCGTCAGCCGTCTCTTCGCCATTCACACGGAGAGCACGCCAGCGGTGTTCCCCTCCGATGATGCGGAAGCGCCCTGGTTCGCCCCACGGCACCACCTGGATCAGGTCGATGTACCCGACTCCGTCTCCATCGTCGTCCAGCTCCTCAGCGAGGATGTCGAACGTGGACTCACTCTGCTCGTTGGGGTTCCAAGGGTTCGGGTCGATCAGGTCGAGGTCCAGTTCGCGGATCTCATACTGCTTTGCCATCAGGGGCTCCAGGTGATCTGGATTGGGGTGAACAGCTCGGCGGCATAGGCACCCGCCTGGGAGCCGTGCAATCGATTTCGTCGGCCATGCTGCTCGAAGCCGTTCCCGAGAGCTAGTCGCGGCATCTCACTACTGTGGCATCGGATGGCTTCGAGCTTCATCGCGAGAACATCTTCACCAAAAGTTGCGAAGACGCAGCCAGGGAAAACGCCTCCGACGTTCAGCTTCGAGAGTGGAGGCTCCATCGACAGCACGTTCTTGTGGCGACGTGCTGCTGTGATCACCGTGCGCGAGGTGTTGGAGTGGTCAGAGTTCGAGTCACCAACCCAGTGGGTGATGATGAGATCTGGCTGGATCTCGTCGATGACTCTGTTCACATCGTGGATCGACTTCCGGTTGTACGGCACGGCCATATCGTCGAAGTCGAGAAACCGGACTGTCACACCACCAAGGACTTTAGCTGCGGCCCTTGACGAGCGACTCGCTGAGTCGTTGTCGCGCCAGACTCGTCCTTCGTGATCCGTCGATGGCGAGCCCGTCATGACCAGAGAGGTCACACTCGAGCCCTTCGCAATTATGGAGGCGACGAAGCCTCCGCAGCCGAGTTCCATATCGTCAGCATGAGCGCCCACCACGAGGATGGACTTCGCGCCCATCAGGACGGTCATTTGACTTCTACGAAGTGCGGTTCCGGCCCCTGGCAGTCGTCCACCCACCCGGCATGGATGAGAGCGTGCTTGAAGGTCATGTTCGTCCGACCGAAGTAGATGTGCTTCTTCGGTTCGATCCCGGAGTCCGTGTGCTTCTTGCACATCAGACAGAACTCGGTCCAAGTGAACTCTCTCTTGCCGGATCTCTCGATGGCGTCCATGCACAGTGAGACGGTCTGCTTCACGCTGGACAGCTCGGGCAGTACACCAGCCACGACGCCGACGCAGTGGTGATACAGACGCTCTCCACTTGTCGAGGCGCTGTTCAGCTCAACTACCCTGTCTCGGAACGTCTCCAGCGTCTCCTGCACGTCCTCGTCCCAATAGTGGTCGACGAGGTAGCGGAGCATGGTGCGAGCCTCAGCGACCGTGTCGTACTGCCACGGGTAGCCCTCGAGCAGAGGTTCGATGACCTTGCCCCTCGGCATCACCACAGCGAGCTTCATGAACATGTGCTCACGGAGTGAGAGACTGGATTCGTACCCCGGCTCCATCCTGAGCACGACATGGCATCGGGACGCCTCGCGGTAGAACTTCGTCTGACCACAGGGAATGTGCGCCTCATAAGGCACTCCGCGCTCTGTCAGTTCACCCAAGAGGACGCTGCTGAACTTCGCTGGTTTGCTTGGTGAAGTGATGACGAACTTGACCTGGCGTCCACCCTTGAAAACGCTCTCCATCTCCTCGAACACCTTCGCGGGTCGGTACCCGTGAGCGAAGCGCGAGCCATAGTTGATGAGCATCTCGTCCTTGGATCGGACACTCATGTGACCCGTGATCCGGTCCGTATCGATGCTGTTCGGAACGTCGTCGATGGAACGCTCGATGATCCGGTTCACCGCGCTCGGTCGCAGGTAGCGACGAGCAGCCTGGAGTCCGATCCGACGATCACGCGAGGACGGCCAGACCGTCTTTTGAGCCGAGAACCACCCGAGCACCTGAGCAAGCTCGAAGTCCTCCGAGGAATCCTGGTCCGACTCACGGCTCCTCACCAGTGCGTACTGGGAGAAGGTCATGATGGGGATCTCTGTCTCGTGGTGCCTGAGATGCTGGTTCATGAGCATCTTCACCCAGAACGCCACACGGGGCTTGTCGCAGAGGATGAGGTCGATGGGGGTGTCACCCCAATGGGAGTTGAACCGCTCGAACAGGTCGGACGGCACGAAGACCGCGTCGTTTCCCTGGAGTCTGATCGCCTTCACCGGGAAGGTCTCGACGCGAGGGTGGTCGATGTAGCCCAGGTTCTTCGTCGAGAACGGCGGGGCAGGTACCGGCCAGTGAATGAACACGTCGTTGTGCTGCTTCACCATGTTCATCAACAGGACGCGCATCGCATTGAAGATGCTGCACCCCTCGTAGTTGATGTTGCTGAAGAACGGGACGTAGAGGATTCTCATTTCCTCACCGCGACGTAGAGGTTCTCTTGCTCTTTCGGCTTGTGCAGGATGATCACGTCGAATCCCAGGACCTTGAGCGATTCGAGCAGGCGGGCAGGGTGGAACGCCTCGAACGCTCCTGAGTACAGAGCAGGATCCATGAGGTTGAATGCCAGAGAACGCTTCGCCCTCAAAGCTCCAGCGACGACGACCTCGTTGGCCATCTCCTCGCTCATCCACGTCAGTGTCCCGAACATGACCACATGGTCGTACAACGATCCCAGCGCATGATGAGGAAAAACACCGTGGACATGCGTGTGCTCCGGGTAGTTCTCGACGCAGTGTTCGTGGAACTCCTTTGCAGCCTCAACGCCGGTCACCTTCATGGTGATCCACTCCTTCTTGAGCCACTCCTGGAACAGGCCAAGACCCTCACCTACGTCTAGGAGGTCGCAGCCGTCTACCTGGACTCCACGTTCTCGGCAGGTCTCGAACCACTCGATGTAGAGCGATTCCACGCGGTCGAGGCTGGGCCAGCAGAGAGCGTCGAGGGTCTTGTCCCCACTGGCTGCTTTTTCGAGATAGGTCTCAAGGGTGACTGGCAAGTTCTCTCCGAAGTGCATCCAGCCCACCGTGGGCTATGACATCCAGCACGCTGGTTGAGACTTCGTGTCCGAGGAGATCAACGATTTCCTTCGGAACTTTCCAGTCCTGTTCCAGAAGCCTCACGCCCCTTCTCTTCCACTTGTCGTGGTCGATGTAAGCGTTGATGGCTGTGCCACCAGCATAGTAGGAACTGGCCCCGATGTTCAAGCACTGGTCGAGCATCCACCCACTTGGATCACCAGGGATCGGCGGTGCCACATCGACATCGTCGACGAAGGTCGTGCCTGTGAGACCGAGGATGTTGGAGCGGTGTCGCATCGAGTGGAGCCCGCATTGAGCCATAGAGCGCCCGTTTGTTGCTCTCAGCTCCACCTCGAGTAGTGCAAGGGCACCCTCGGCATCGGCGGTCTTCGGCCACTCGCTCTTGATGCGTCGCAGGATCTTGCCCATGGCGCGTTCATCGAGTTGGACGAACTTCTCGCGCAGCGGCACGCGACCGGAAGTGGTCGGAATCCGTATGGACGTTGGCACTCCGCGCAGAGTCACCCACAGGAGTGCCTGGTCAGATTTCCTCATGAACTGGGCAGACGACAGGACGATGAATGTCTTCACCCTGGCTGCTCGGTTCATGATGTGGAGTCGAGGAAACAGACACGGCTGATTCACCGTGCATGGGTTTCCACGGATCTTCGGAGTGGTCACTCGAACTCTCCCTTGTAGCAGTGGTCCCAGTTCACCTTGAGCTGGCCTTCGAGCTTCACGTCCTCCCACAGGAGATCAGTGGTTCCGTGCTGCTCCATCGCAAGGTACCGCCATAGCGTCCCTGCGTCACGTCCCGACCATCGCATGTCGAAGTCGGGCGGCATCGGCAGGTGCCAGTCCAGTTCACCAGCCGCCTTCCTCGCCTTGAAGATCCTGTTCCCCTGCATCGTGTGAGGATCGAAGACGTAGGTCTCGAAAATCGGGATATCTACGCGCCGCCCATGCTGGGCGGGGTGGAGGTGGTTGGAAGCGTCCTCGTCCCACTCGCCTGTGATGATCTGCGCGAGCAACAGGACTTCCTCGTGATGCTTCTTCGTCCGCAGTGATCGCACAGCGTCACGCCACTTCGGATCAACTCGCTCGCTCGCGATCTTCGAGAGCAGAGGTCGGATGAGGTCGCGGACCTCCTCAGAGCGGGGCAGGCAAGGACCGCTCGTCATCACGACCAGATCCATGAGCGTCTCATGGTCTCCGGCAGCGGCGGCATCCTTGATCACTTGTTCCGGGTCGTCTGGCCACTGGAACTCGGAGGACCAGGAATCGTATTTGCCATACCAGTTATGGCTTGCGACGACCTTGTACCACTTAGGGAAACAGATGCCGTGACCCTGGTCGACTTCCCAGTCCTTCGCCGACCGACACATGGCGATGACGATGTCACGGGTCTCGGCCTTGTCTCGGAACATCTGGAGGATGCGGACGTTCCGAGTCTCCTCAAACAGGATTCGACGGAGGTAGGTTCGTCCGCTTCCCTTTTTGCACTTGTCGGCCCAGGCGGCGAACGCGATGGAACGCTTGATGTTGCCTCGCCTTATCTCCTTGTGGAGCGCAGAGCGGACAAGGTAGCTCGTGCCGCGATGGGGGTTGTAAAACTGGAGGACTCGTGGCGGGACCTTCTTGCCGTTGTCCGTCCAAGACTGCGGACCTCCCAGGATGATTCGGCCGTCCGCAAGTTCGATGCGGTCTTTACGCTCGAACCCTAGTGTCGCTTGATTCATGAAGCCCTCTGATCGGCAACGGTGCGTCGTCGCTCGTAGACCTATGGTAGCACTATTGCGTTGTTCAGACAACGCGAAGGGCGGCGCAAGTCGCTAAACCTGCACCGCCCTCCGAGGTCATCATCCCGTCAATCCGGGGTCATTCGGTCTACGCCGAGAGCAGGCCGATCAAGGTCGGCTTCGAGTCCTTCGTCTTGCAGACGATCCCGCGCTCCTTGCAGAGAGCGACCAACTCCTTCTGGTTGAGGTCGCCGAGGTCATCACCTTCGACGGGGGCCTCGTCATCGGGGGCGACGGTCTCCTCATCGATGGTCGCTTCGCCGTCGGGCTCGTCGTCCGAAGCGAGCAGCTCGTCGAGGTTGGCCTCACCGTAGGGATAGGAGACACCGCCCTCTTCGATTCGCACCGCGATGATCTTCACGCCGAAGGTCTTCTCGATGGCGAGGAGTCGCGCGTCGAGCGACGAATCTCCGCTGGAGAGGTAGTCCTGGCAGATCAGGGTGAGCGCGTTGCCGTCCTTGTCGCTGTTCGCTTCGTCCTTGCACTTCTCGAGGGCCTGGTTGACGGTCGCGGTCTGGTCCTCGAAGAGCGAGAAGCCCATGCGCTTCGGCTTCTCTTCGTCCGTGGCCTCCTTGGCGACGGTGTCGGATCCGGTGTCCTCCTTGAGGAGCGCCTGAATCTGGGCGACGGACTTGCCCGCGATGATCTTCTTCCAGTGGGCGAAGTTCTCCGGGGTGACGCGCTTGACCAGCTCCTTGGCCTTGCTCCAGCCGAGGGCCTTGACCCACACCTGGATTTCCTCGTCCATCTTGCCGAAGTAGCCCGCGATGCGAACGAGGTACTGAGCCGTCCGCATCGTGTAGTTCAGCTCGCCGTCGATGTACGAGGCGAAGTCGTCGTAGCCCCACTCGGTGAAGAGGCTGTCGTCCCACACGCGGTGGAGCAGACTGGCGAGATCCCAGTAGCCGTTCTCGACGGCCTCCTTCGCGACGATGACCGCCTGACGAAGTTCGGTCTTCTCGATTTCGGTCATCTCGACCGCTTCGATTGCGTCAACGGACGCGAGGGGGGATTCATCGGACATTGCTGTGCCTCCGGGGGACCAGCCCCAAACAGGAAGTATTCGGAGTCACCGTCGAGTCAGAACGAGTCGCGGTGACGTGAAAGAACATTAACGCGGTTCAACTAGGGAGTCAATCCTAAACGCTGGATCGGTTCGTAGTTATTCAACCTGCTTTCTCAGAAAGAACCAGGGATTCCACGCGGATGGCAAGTCCCCTCTTCCATTTCATCAGAGAGCCTGTCGCGACGACATAACTGCCCTGGCTAAATGTCCCATCGCGAAATCGATTTCGCAGGTCCAAGATGGTCTCGACGTGGAACACGTTGATGGTCACCCACGTCTTGTCATCTCGACGATCGCCGCAGATGTCGAAGGAAAACCTCGGATCTCGACCGTCGATGTCCGAGTCTTCAAAGCGGCTCCCTACATTCCCGGAGTAGAGGGCTGTGTTCACGCCCTTCTTCATTCTCGGAACCCCTGCTGCGCGAGACATAGAACCAGAGCATCCCGGAGGTGCTCGTTCTTCGGCACGTTCTCCTTGCCGATCAACTCCTCGAGCGTCATTCGGATCCACTTCTTCGTTCGCGTAGCTCCCGTCTTACCAGGGAAGGTCGTCGGCGCACTTCCTCTGCCGAGACCCTTCTTCCTGGCGCTCTTCGGTGCCAGGACGATCGCGGTGATCTTGAAGACCAGATGGAGCTGCATGTAGATGCTGTAGTTGAGCCCACCCAGGTCGTAGTGACGGCTCCACTTAGAGGCGTAGGACGGGCCTTCGACAACGACGAAGTCTGGTTCGTGCTCTCGGATGAACTCGTTGACTGCCTGACAGATCTTGATGATCCGCAGGATGCTGTCCTTCACGTCGGAGCCCTTGGGGATGGAGTGACCCACGGTGAGTTCACCGAGGATCTTTCCGAAATCCCTCTGGTTGGGTCCGTGCTTGTACGCGAGGCATCCGGTGTTGGCGAGCGATGCGTCGATGCCTACGGTCTTCATTCCTCTTCCCCCTGCATCCTCTTGACGAGGCGCTCGATGTCTTCGACGGACAGATTGTCCAATGAGGCTTTGATGTCCTCAGCGACATCCCTCGAGTCCATCAGGTTCAGACCCCACCCACTGGTCTTGAGCTTGATGGAGGCTGAAACGTCCACATTCTCTGGGTTGGAGTCGTCATCCCAGGTCTGACCATGGAGGGTCATGAGGACCCTACCGCTCACGGCGTCTTCCTTCCGAAACAGGCCAGCATCATGGATTCCTTGTGCGAGATCGGGGCGAACCCGTCGTTGAGCTTCTCGATCATGTGCTCCTTCTTCATGAACGGAAGACACATCCCGTCGGACAGCGCGATGAGTGCGTAGAGGTTTCCCTTCTGGCCAATCACATGCCTGTACGCGATGACGTACCGGTTGTTGTGTGCGTCGGTGTCTGTGTTCACGACGAGCACGCCAGCGAGATCGTCAGTCTCTTCCCAGGTGATGATCATGGTTTCCTCCCGACGGGCTTCTTCTTCACGACCGGACCCACGCCACGGCTTGACGGCTTGAGCGAGATCGGATCGGCAGCCAGCTTCTCGAGCTTTGCTAAGACCTCCTCGTCCTCTTCTTGCTGCATCTGAGATACCGTCGCGTCGAACGAAAGATCCATCAGCTTCTCGCGCTCTGCCGCAGAAAGTGGCACCCCGAACTCCTTGAGGAACTGATCCGTTGGCTCGCCACCGAGTTCCTCACGGACCATCTCACGGTTGGG